CAGGTTGCCGCGAATATGGCGATTGCTGCCATCGTCGGCCGGCTCGAGGTCGCAGGACCAGGCATCAATGCCACGGGCGAGGAAAGCGCGGCGCAGCACACCACTGCGCTCGCAACCGATCAGGACGCGCGCGCTCATGCGCGGCCCCCGTTCGAAAGTGGCCCGATCGCGCCGAACATCGCGCCGGCGCAAGCGGCCCAGGCGATCATGAGCGGAACAATCGATCCGTTGGTGTGCCAGTCCTGTTGCCGGCGCAGTTCCCAGATCACGAAAGACCGAAAGGCGATGGCGGTTGTGGCGCCGATCGCGGCGCCGGTGAGGATGCGGCGCAGCTTCATGCGTCACCGCCAATCTGGCTCAGCAGATCGTGAGCCTGATCCGACCACGATTGCAGGTCGCCATGGTCCTCGCCGTTGCCCGAATGCTTCCGCTCATCGAGTTCCTGGTCGAGGATTTCCACCGCGACCCGTAGCAGCTTGGCCATGGCGAAGCCGAGGCTTGCTTCGCGCTCAAACGTGACACGGGTTTCGGCGATGATGCGATTTGGCAGAACGCGCTGTTCTGAATTGAACGGCCATCGCTTGCCGCTGGCCTCCCACAATGCCTTGGCGATCTGGCGCGCGCGGACGCGGCTCATCGAGAGGTTATGGCCAGTCTCTGACTTGCCGTCTGCCAGGCGCAAGAGGACATGAACCCTGTGGCGCTGTCCGGGCGCATCTCGCCATGATCCATGGGCGATACTGACCTCATCTGCGGGCTTCCAGTCGATGCCGAAGACGCGACCGATTTCCGGATGCAAGCTGGGCGACTTCATGCCACTTCTCTCTCGGCAGCGGCCTTGTCGCCATAGTCCATGGCGGCGAGGCACTTGGCGACGAGGTTCCAGACGTGTTCGCGCAGGCGGGGGTGGCCGGTGACCTGGCTTTCGCGCTGGATGCCCTTGCCGTTCCGCGACATGGTGAAAAGCGCGCCGTCGAGGGCGGCCTTGGAGCGGCCCTTGAGAGTGCGGCAGCGGTAGTTGCCACGGGTGTTGGTGCCGCCGATGTTGTCGACCACCATGCGGGCGAGTTCGGTCTTTTCGCCGTTGACGGCGGACCAGAGTTCGACGCGGACGACGATCATGCCGCACCGCCCTTCTTCGGCCGGTTGACCGTCTGATATTTGTTGATGTGGCGCGGTCCGGCCTTTTTCATGCCGATCAAGCCCACCACCGGCGGAAGCTGTAGATCCGCGAAATTGACGCACCGGACGGATGCCTTGCGGACGGGTTGGTTGGTGAGATGGATCACGCCGGGAGTGATTTCGTGCAGGCGCTCATCCCAATCGTCGACAATGGTAGCGATGCCGAAATGCGCGGCGATGCGGGCGGCATTGCGGGTTTTTCCGCAGGCCCTGGGGCCGTGGACGATTACGGTTTTCATGTTGCGGGGCTTCCTTTCGTTGCGGGTAGAGGCTGGTTTCACCAGGGGAGGCAGTGCTCGAGCGGGCAGCGGGCGAGGCCGGCGACGATGCGATCGGCGATGTGGAGGACGGCCAGGACCGCCAAGGCGAAGGCGACGGCGCGGGCGATGTCGCGGGGGCCGAGGGCGATCATTGGGCCGCGTACCTGGGCGTGAGAGGCTTGCGGCGCGGGCGGGGCTGGGTGGCTTCGCGGACGGGCACGCCGGCGCGGGTACAGTCATCGCACCAGACCTGGCCGGCGCGGGTGGTCCAGCCCACGGGGAGCTGGCCATCGGCAGCGGTGTGATGATTGCCGCAGCGGCATTCGAAGAGGGCAGGGGCGAGGCGTTGGGCAGTCGACATGGGCAATCTCCGGTTCAGCGGGTAAGGATCGCCAGGCAGTGCGCCCTGGCAGTGGTGAGCCACCGGCGCGGGCCGGCGGGGATGGGGAAGCGGACTGGCCAGGGGGACGCGGCCGGGCGGCAGGCGAGGCAGGGGCAGGCCATGGGGTGAAGGTCACGCGGCACGGCGGGCCTCCTGTTCCGCGGCGATGAGCTGGCGCAGCACGAAGGTTTGCGCGCGGCAGGCGCGGGTGCGGCGGCCGGGTTCGAGGTGCCAAGCCATGGCAATGACCCATTCGGCCTGGGCGGCCAGCTCGGCCGAGAAGCCGCGATCTTCGCGGGCGATCTCGGCAATGGTGGCGATGCTTTGGTCGAGAGTCTCGCGCATGGCGGGGATCTGTTCCGCCTCGGCCGGGGTGCCCTGGCCAGTCGCCATCCAGTGCCATTCGGCGGCCAGCGCCTCGAACACTGCAATCTGGGCCTCGGCATCGGCGGGCGACATCCGGCCCTTGGCGACCAGCTGGGGGAAGCGGGTGCGGCGGGTTTCCAGCATGCGCTGGGCCATCTGCCGGATTTCCGCATAGTCGAATGCGGCGGCGGGCGGCTCCGGGCTTTGGATGCCGTGCCAAACGCGGAATTCCTGTTCGGCCCAGGTCATATGATGCGCTCCGCCTTGGCGGGCTGCTCAAAGACCCAGCATCCCACGATGTGGCCGGCAGGGTTGTTGACCTTCTTGCGGTCCACGAATTTGCGGCTCTTGCTGCCACGCAGCAGCTTCTTGAGCTGGTCGACGTTGGGGACTGAAAGGCCCGCGTTGCGGCAGCGCGCTTCGAACTCGGGCAGCTGGATCGCAATCAGTTGATCGCGGTTGCGGTGCTGGTTGAGCGATTTGCCATCGGGGTGGTCATCTGGCTTTTCGCGGGCGAGCAGGTAATCCACCTTCTCCCAGAAATCAGCCACGGTCGGGTGGTCGCCGCCGGTGCTCAACTGACGATCGAGCGCGAGCGCCTCGATCAGCGAGAGCGTTTCTGCGACCCATTCCGGGCGGATGGCGGGGAACAGCGCCGGCAAAGTTTCGACCGCCGCCGCCAACTGGCGATGGTTCTTGATGACGCGGTCGTTGTGGAGACCTTCGACACGGGTGCGCATGTCGCGTTCATGGAATTCGGAGCGCGCGAAATAGCGCTCGAGCCACTTGGCCTCGTTGCGCACGACATGGACGATGGTGCCGGAAACCTGCTCCATCGGCCATTGCTCGAGCCGGATCGCGGCGGCGCGGGTCGCTTCGTTGCGCCCGGCCTTGTCGATTTCCATCGACATGAGGCGCTCGAGCACGGCGGGGATCGCGTCGATCCGCTCGTTCTGCACCAGGTAGATCGTGCCCAGGAACGGCGGTTCGCTGGTTTCGACGCCGTTGCTCTTCTGGCCGGTGCCGCGCGGGGAGCGGCCGTTGAACAGCACGAGCAGCTCGTTGTGGTCGAACTGGCGACCACCGGTGCGCTTGTCATCCTGGCGGCCGCTTTCGATCAGGCCGACCGGGAGATTGGCAACCTTGATCAGGCTGCGCGCGATGAAGGCCGGGGTGGCCTTGTTGGGATCGAACCCTTCGTATCCGCTGCGGCCGAGCAGCTTCCAAAGGAACTCGATCAGGGTGGATTTGCCCGAACCGGGCTGGCCCGTGATCTCAAGGAAGCCGATGGACTTTTCGCGCTGGCGGATCTGCACCGCGAACAGCGACATGACGAAAAACGCCAGCCCGACCAAGGCCTTTGGCCCCCAGGCGGTCCACAAATCGGGCACCCAGGCGAGATCCAGACGCTCCGGGTCATATTCGATATCGAGCAGGCGCTCGTTGCTGCGCGGCTTCACCGCTGCCTTGCCGAAATCGAAATAGGCCTCGCGGTTGATTTCCACCACGCGGCCTTCGCGCACGGCGAGATCGCCCAGCAGCCAGGCGCGGTGCGCGGCGGAATAGCCGGTGAAATAGATCGGCTCGACCACCTTCAAATTGCGGGTCTGCGCCCGCATCATCCGGTCCAGCTGCTCGCCGCTGCCGCTCCACATGCCGGCGAAAGCCATCATGCGCTTCTTGAATTCGCCGCTGTTGGCACAGGCGGCGGACGAGAACCGGGCCTTCACGGGCCGGTCATCGAACGGGAAATCGATGTGCAGGAAGTAAGAGGTCTCGTCCGCGATTTCGTCGCGTTCGCGGTAGAGCAGGCGGAACGCGCAGTTGGCGATTTCCTCCACCACGATGCGGCGCTTCTGGGTCTCTTCGTCGAAAGAGACCTTGCAGGACCACAGCCGGTTCTTGTGGCGGAATTCGAACGTGGAAACCGCCTGCTTATGGTCCGCGATCAGGCGGGCCTTGTCGCGGGCGGTCTCGGCGATCGTGATCGCGCCGTTGTAGGCATATTGCTCGAACGCCCAGTCGGAGAGCGGGGCCTTTTCCTTGTCGCCCGCCCAGTCCAAGTGTTCCTTGAGAAGGTCGTTCCAGTCCTTCTTGGTGCCCTCGCCATCGGGGCGCACCTGCATGGCGCTGGCGTCCCAGCCCTCGGCCGTGGCGCGCTTCACATATTTGATGGTGTATTCGACGCCGGCGCGGCCAACGTCGAAGGCTAAGACAAGGCGGGGGCGCGTGGTGCGCTTGATGCGCTCCAGCTCGACGCGCAGATCGGCCAGGAAGTGTTCGGGCCAGTTGTTGGTGGACATGGCCGAAACCGCCACCTTGCGCACCTGGCACAGGGCGGTGGCGTCGAAGATGCCCTCGGTGATCAGGATCTCTTCCGCCTTGGCGATCTCTTCCATCGAGAGGCGTGGCGGAATCCAGCAGTGGCCCTTGTAAGTGCCGCCCTTGCGGAAGTGGGCCTTCTTCTCGAATCGGCCGGGCCGGTCGATCAGCCGTTCCCAATAGGTATCGCCCACAGCGAAACGGACGGTGGCCGAGGTGTGGCCCGTCTTGTGATCGCGGTAGAGTTCCTGGGTATAGCTGCCGCGCAGGAGGCGCAGATCGAGGCACCGCTCGTGCTGCAGATAAGCATCGGCGGTGGCGGTGGGGTTTTCCTCGGTTTCGGGGAAGCGCTTGGACCAATCCTCGAACAGATCGGGCAGGGCATCGCGCACGGTGATTTCCCACCCGCAGCGGTCCTGTCGGCCGCACCGCACGATTTTGGGATCCTTGGCAGCGGCAAAGGCTTCGCGCTTGCCGCAGGCGGGGCAGGTGCCCTCCTGCAACCAGGCACCCTTGGTCTTGCGGAACTGGTATTGGGCCTGGAGGCCCTTCAAGATTTCGGCTTCGAGGTTCACGCGGCGCGACCCTCGATCAGCTGGCAGGTGCGCAGCACGAGGTCACGGCCAGCGGGAGTGAGGGCAAATCTCGCGCTGCTTTGGCGCATTGGCTCGCGGGTCAGCTTTTGCAGCGCGCGCTTCCAGGCGGCATCGGTGTATGTCACCAGCCCCTCGCCCTCGCCGAAGGGTGCGCCCTCGATGTCGACATAGGCGGCAGGCGCCCAAAACTGCAGTTCGGCAAAGCCGGCGACGGATGCGAGAAAGCCCCGCTCGGCCGCATTGAGGGCTGGGGCGGTGAGGCGCAGGGCGTGGTCAAAGGAAATCCTGCCCGGTGTGGGCAGGGCGCGTTGGCTGGCGGCGCGGTGTGCGCTGGGCATAGGTCCCCCTCCGGCGGAATCGCCGTTGAAAAAATTCTCGGTCGTTTGGGTGCTGGCGGGCGGGTGCCCGGCCGGATCAGCCGGTGAACATGCTCATCTGGCTGTCATCCTCGCCCTTTTCCGGCGGCATGACGTGGGGCACCTGGTCGCGCGGGCAGACTTTCAGATCGAGGTCCGGCCGGTCGATCAGGCCAGGATTGAAGCTGTGCACGAACGTCAGCTCGTTGAGCCAGGTGTGGCCGCACCCGGTATTGGTGCAGTGGCAGTGCAGGTGTTTCACCGTGGCGGTGATCCGCTCGCTGCGGCGAACGAAGCCGGGCGCCTCGCACTTGGGACACAGCACGAAGGCGCGGTTCGCCTGTGTTCCGCCCGATCGCATGCGGAATTCCAGCGGCGCATGGATCAGTGGCCGCGATTGTAGATGGCCTTCGCCGCTCATTGGGTCCCTCCCGTGGTGGCTGCGCGCGGATGAATCGTCACGTTTCTGAAGTCGTCGAGGCCGCCGTCGCTGCTGCGATCAATGGCAGCGAGGCCATCGGTCAGGGTGTCGATTGCTTCTTGCACTTCCTTCTTGGCCTCGCGCCGCGCCGCCGGGCTATCAGGCTGGCTGCTCACCTTGATCATCGCGGCAACAGCCTCGCCGGCTTCCTTGGCGGCGCCCATGGCGATTTCCGACAACGATTGCCCCGCAACATCCTGCGCGGCGATATCGAGGCGCAAGGCCATGAGGCGGTGGAACGGCGCATAACCGCCGCCCCGTTCGATAAAGGCACGATCAAGGCGCTCGGCATCGATCATGCGGATCTCGGTTTCGCAATCATGGTCCGACCACAGGCGCACGGCCCGGCCGGAAACACCGCAGATCGCACCGCAGGTGTCCCAACCGATCACGGCGGCAACCCCGGTAAGCGTGGCCTCATAGGTGAGGGGTTCGCGCCGTTTCGTCACTGCTTGATCCCTTCATAGGCAAAGATCAGGCGGTCACCGCGAATCTCAATGGAATGGGCTGGGATGGCAGTTCGCTTGCAGAAGTCGAAGTTCTCGACAGAGACGTTGCTGGGAAGATGAACCTTGTAGCCCAGCGGGTGACGCTGCACCCGGTAATCCCAATCCCTGCCCGTCACGAACTGCAGGGCACATTTCCCAGCATCAGGGCCGACGCCGATGAACATAATCGCGCGATCGGTGCTGCCGCCGATTCCCAGCTCTCGGCCAAGGAGTTCGCCGACATAGATCGTGAGGCATGGCAACGGCGGGCTGTCCTTCCATTGCACGACAATGCCATCCGGTGCGACTGGAATACGCTTGGTTTGGTATGTGGGAGTGCGACGGACGCGGAGGAAACTCATGCGCGAGCGCCCTTCGTTTCGCCGAAGTTATTGAAAGAGACGCGATTGCTTCGGCCAACTACGCGGTTCGGGAAGATTTCGGCGCACTGATCGACGCCGGTCCAACGAGGCGAGGAGGGTTGAAGGGCGACCGGATAAATATCGGGGCGCAGAGCATGACGAGAAACACCATAGAGGTCTTCGGCCAGCAGAACATATTCAGCGGGCAGTTGCTTCGATTGATGGATGATCCGCCACATCGTCGATTGTGGGATACCGAGATCGCGCCCGAGTTGGCTGACAGATCCAGCCTGATCGCGGCAGGCGAGCAGTGCTTCGTAGCGTGTCATATTTCTATTCATAAATGGCTAGATAGCCAAATTTGGATATGCAGGCAACCTGAAAAAGAATGGGGCGGCGTTATTCAGTTTTGGGTAGGTGTTGCCACGTGGTAGAATTGATCCCTGAACGTCTGACGGAAAGGCGGAACGCCGCCGGCATTAGCCAATCCGAGTTGGCGCGCCGCGTGGGTATTGGCCAGTCGTCCGCGAGCCGATTGGAGGCTGGTGGTACTCGCAACCCGAGGCAAATCGTTCAAATTGCCAGAATTTTGGGGACAACTCCGGAATATCTGACGGGTGAAACCGACGATCCACAGCCCACAACTGAAATCAAGCTGGTGGCTCCTGCCAGCCCCGCGAATCCAGACCTGGTGGAGATCGCCGAATTCAACCTCGCCTATGGACTGGGCGGAGCCTACATCCACGATGCGCCGGTCGAGCAGGCCATGCGCCCGTTTTCGAAAGCATGGGTGCGGCAGTTCACGCAATCGCCGATCGAGCAGCTATTCTGGGCGACCGGCAGCGGCACGTCGATGATGCCGGCGATTCTCGACAGCGACATTCTGCTGATCGACACAGGCCAGCGCACACCGCGCATGTGGGACCACGTTTGGGCAGTCGAAATGCACGGCCTGGGCATGATCAAGGCTCTGCGGCCCGGCAAGGAAGGCGCCATGCGCATCCTGTCCCTCAATCCCGATTATCCGGAAGAGGTCGCCTACGACGGCGAAATGAACGTGATTGGTCGGGTGGTGGCGATCGTGCGGAAGATATAGTGCTCTAGTATATCGGATTGTTAGATTTCGCTGCTCATGAAAAGATGGGGGGGTTATGGCAAACGATGACATAGTGATACGTTTTTTTAATGATGACAAATCTGAGGTTATGCTGGATCCAAATTCATTTGGATATATAGCTGGTTCTATTGTTGAGTGCTTGCAGGAAGCCTCAAAATATGCAGCTTTGTCTGATAAGCTACGAGAATTTCTCAACGAACCTATTGTAATTAAGGTTGTCGCCGTAGATCGAGGTTCGATCAAGGTGGCGTTTCGCGCGATATTTAATTTCCCTAATAAATATAAAGAAGAAATCAACAATTATAAAAATCTGGCCGAATTAATGACGATAATATGTAGTGCAGTGGGGGCAGTTGCTTTGCACTATGGATTTTTCAAAGTTGATCTTGACATTAGTGAAAATATAAAGAGCCAGATTGTTCAAATCGCGAATAATCCTGATTTTAATAAAGACAAAAGGCTTCCGATTGCATTGGAAAATTTTTCGAGCGCAGTACTGGATGCTGGAGCTCAGCGTGCTGTAATCATGTTGCCGGATCAGCCTGATTATGAATTTAGCCGGGAGGCGGTGCATCCACAGTTTCTGGGTATATCCGGTTCCTCGATTGACCCAAGATATTTGCATTCAGCGTTAAATGCTGAAGTGAAGATTGGTGAGGAAGCGGGAGAATTTGAGGTATCTGGCAAAAAGGTAAAGTTGTACTTTGCTCAATTGAAAATGAATGATTACCTTAATAGTCCTAGTAGAGAAATGAATTTTTCGGTTTTGGTTAAATGGGAATCGAAATTCGAGGTCCCGAAGGAGAAAGACGGCTTTGTAACGATCTCAGGATACATGAATGAAATTCGCCCTCCAGATAATATACATTTTAGCGGGAAAATTACTCGTGAGCTTCGTAACGTGTCGGCGCTACTAACCGTGACAAGCCGGAGGATGGATGGCTGATTTGCGGCCATTCTGGAACTTAATCCCGTGAAGTGAAGGGCGGAGGGAGCATGTCTGGATTTTCATGGGGGAGCCCGCGGCCTAGATAATACTACCCATGAACAGCGGTAGCCAAGAGATGCACTAGCCGCGCTAATCGCGCGCGGTCAAACGTCGATCGCGCCGGTCGGCCGTGATCGCTATGGCCGGTTGCGGGCGCAGGTGCTGGTCAATGGCCGCGATGCAGGCGCCTATCTGATCGGTAAGGGGCTAGGCCGCACCCGGCGTTAGGCGCTCCGCAATTCGAGCCGCTGTTTCAGGCCGCGAGCGATAAATATTTGTGATTGGTATCGTGTCTTCAGGGGGTGGTATGTCAAGTGAGGTGTTAAAAACGAGAGAGGAATTAGAAAGAGAATTGCAGGATCAAATATATTTTTTAAGAAAATCGTCGAACGAATACGATAAAGGTGAAAAAAGAGAGGCTAAGAGAATTGCGACCACATTGTATATTTTGTTGCACGAAGGTGCGCAAAATAGGTCGTTGCTCAAAAAACTTGGCCTCCGCACCAAGCTTCCATTGCATAGTACGGCGCTGAACGGGCCTCCCGATGGTTCGGTCTTGCCTAAAGGATTGACCGGGAACTGGATGGGAGTCGCTCCGCCTTTAACGGTGCTCGTAGCTCGCGGAGGAGAGCAATTTGCATTCGAACCCCACTGCTCACTTTCGAACGATATGGAGCCATGGTTTAAGCGGTTGCGCTTCAACGAGTGGTGGGAAGAATCTGTTTCTTCGATTGGACGGCGTCCTCTCTCGCGTAAAGGTTTGGTGCACTTCGTGCGCTCCCAAGATGGAGGTGCGCACGCGGACATCAAAAGAAAGGGCGAGTCCTATATCGAATTCGTCGAAAATGCGGCGCCAGATGGAATAACGTTCGGTAGCGGTGGTAAAAATTACACACCGCTTGGAGCGAATTTAGCCACCATTAGACAAATTGCGTGGGAAGTGGATAAAGCTCTTACCGATATTGGTTACTAGAGGCGGCTCGAATTAATGCCCGGAGAAGCCTCTTTATGGCGTCTGGATTTTCAGTATCGACATCTATGGGTGAGGGCCAATTCCGCCAAATCGCGGCTAACACATGGCGGTCAGGGTTTCTAATCCGCTCGACGATCGCGGCGCCATCATCCTGCATCTCCTGTGATCCTCCTCGTTATATTAGCATAAAGAACCGATATGATCACACCGGCCCGCACTCTCCTGGCGCTAGACGCTCTGCAACTCGAGCCGCTGTTTCAGGCCGCCTGCACCTGTAATGGTCTCAAGGCTTTCCACCAGCCAGGATGTGCCGTCGATCGCGCTGGTCCAACCTGACAGGGTGGCCTTGGCGTTGGGCTGGATCTGCATGTTCGCCGTGGCCAGCTCATAGGTGAACGTGCGCTTGCCGCGCGCCCGTTTCTTCGCCTCGGCGGTGGTGGCCTGCTGGGCCTCAGCCTCGCTGGCATATACGCGCTTCAGGCGTTTGCGGTTGGCGCCGGCGGTCTTGTGGGTGCGGCGCTGGCCGGTCTTGGAATCGTGCCATTGCGCCTCTGCCCCATCATACTGCCCGCGATCGGCCTGGCGGCAGGACCAGGTCCAACCGCTCTGGCGGGTGAGCGTGATGGTGGGGATTGCCTTGCCGGTGGCTGTGGTGGCGCTGCCCACGGGCATGAAGATGAGCTGTTTGTTCTTCCACGTCGCCACCGCGTCATAGCGCTGGCCGAGATCCTTTACCAAGGCGTGGTCGCTCTTGTTGTGCTGCTCGAGCAGGACAATGGCCAGACTGGCAAGATCGGGGTGGACCTGGGCGGAGAGGCCATTGCGCGCGGCGATGGCGGAGAGGAGGGCGCCCAGCGTGGTATCCTTCCACACCTTCACCCGGCGCTGGCGCGCGGTGCCGGTGAAATCGGCCGAGCGGGCGCGGATGATGATCTTGTCGGGCGGGCCGCTCTCTTCCACCTCGTCCACCCGAAACGCGCCCTTGTCGACCAGGCCGATGATGACGTCGTCGCCGCTTTCCCAGCCCAGCGCCAAGCGGATGTATCGGCCCGTGCTGGGGGCTTTGAGCTGGCCATCGTGGTTGTGGAGGGTGAGCGATAGCGCGTCTGCCTCCCCCCCGCGCTTTTCGGTGAGGGTCAGCTCGAGATAGCGCGGGTCGATCTTGTCGGCCAGATCGGTGCCATCGTCGAGAGTGAGGCGGATACCGGCCTTGTTCGCGGCCATGGGTCAGGCCTTGCGCTTGAGCGTGACGGTGAAATCGATGCTGCGCGGGATGCCGCCGGCCATGATGGTCTGGTGGGTGAGATCGAGGCCGACGATCACATAATAGCCCCAGACTTCGCCCAGGCCGTTCATGAGTGCCCAGGCGCTGCCGGTGTCGCCCATGCTTACCAGCGTATCGAGCGCGCTATACTTGCCCGCGATTTCCGGGATGCAGCTGCCGCCGATCGTCACGTCATCGTCGCCAGGGCCGATGAACTGCACGGCCGGGCGGGCGCCAAAGCGCTCGCTCGCCTCGTGGCGCCACGTGATGCGGCGCTGCAGCTCGGAATAGGCGAGCGTGTCCATGCCGAAGATGAACATGCCCAGCGTCAGGAGCTGACCGGGAGTGGCGGCCGATGCCATCAGCGGCCATCCGTGTCATAGCGCGAGCGGGTGGAAACGCCCTGCGCGGCTTCCAACTCGCGCCGCACCTGGCGTGCGAGGTCCTTCACGTCCATGCCGGGGGCGGCGTGGACGTGGATGACGATGGAAGCGGCGGCAGCGGGCACCGAGTTGGCGGCGCGTGCGGCCGGGCGGATCGCGGCGGCGGGGGCCAGACGGGGCACGGCCGACGCGATCGACGGCGAGAGCGAAAGCGCGCCGGCTGACGCCACGCCGATGGCCATGCGCCGCGCAGCCTGGGCTGCGCCGCCGCGCCCGCCGTCGATGCCCAGGCGCAATCCATCGGTGATGTGGCCACCCATCGCCATGAACACGCGGGACGGGGACTTGATTCCCAACGCCGCGGCGAATCGCGCACCCACCGCCCCGGCGAGATCGAGAAAGGCGCGGATCACGCTGCCGGTCATCGAGGCGATGCCCCGGATCAGCCCGCCGATGATGTTCACGCCAAAGCCGAAGAATTTGCCGGCAAGTCCTGCCAGGAAAGTGCCGATCGTTATCCAAGGCTGGATGAA